TTGCGCTTAACATTCAAACTGTACGGTGTACTCTACCCAATTGGTTTCACGATAGCTTGCAAGCTGAGCAAGTAAGCCGCCAAGCTCAGCTACTTTACAAGGTAGCTTTACGCTATCGTCTGCACCGATATAGGCGTGAAACAAGGTCAGGTGATTGATTGTATCGCAAAGACCTTGCTTGTCTTCTGCACTACCGAAGTTTTGCACTGATATGTAAGCTTTCATCTGTCCGTCTCTTTCTTGGTTGGTTTGTGTTGGTTGGGTCGTGGCCTTTAGGTAGCTACAAACAATAAAACTTGTCAATAGGGTAAATCGCTACTTGTAACAATTCGTGATGAGCTATGCACTTGATGTAGTAGGTATGCGCTTAGTGCATGGATTAGGAGCTGGTACGTTTGTTCTCTGTTTGTTCTAGGCCCTATCGCGTAGGTATAGGAACACGCGCAACTTAACCCAAGGAAGGTAGACACAATGAACCGCCCGACAACAGACAAGGCTAAGCACATAGCCAAACAGGCAACCCTAGTTGCTATCATTAACGGGGTGCCCTTCTATGAACATCCAGAGTTAGGCGATGAAGTGCCATTGCTTTACATAACCAAAGCGGGGAAGGTGAAGCGGTCAGACTTCTATGAAGTGCCAGAGGTTCAAGACCTACCTTTTGACGCTATCGCTTAAACTTAACCCAAGAGAGGGAATGACTATGACATACCTAGAAGCTTTAAAGACTATCGAAGAATGCGCCAAGTACTTGCGCAAGAATGACGGGGACATTCCTTTCTGGCGCTATCATAACGTGATCAAGACTTTGCGGGAAGCTCAGAGAGTGCTTGAGGATCAAGCTTGGTATAAGTAACCTAGAAGCATAGCCTTGCGGGGCTATGTCACTAGATCACTTAACCTAAGGGGATATGCTATGTCATGGAAAGGTAACCTGCTATCTTGTGGTAGCAATGCTAAGACAATTAAAGGTGACGGGTCAGAATATCTTACCGCTATCATGTATCTTACACCTTGGAAGTCTGCAGGTGTAAACGTCTGCCCTATGGCGGAGCAAGCCAAGTGTATTGATGGATGCCTTAACACGGCAGGGCGTGGTCAGATGTCTAGCGTTCAAGTAGGACGGGCACGCAAGACTCAATGGTATGCCAGCGATAGGGCAGGGTTCATGGATCAATTGTTCTCTGACCTAACATCCTTTGTCGCTTACTGTAGCAAGCGGGGTATTCATCCTTGCGTAAGGCTAAATGGGACTAGCGATATCCGTTGGGAATTAGCAGGTGTTAAGGGTTATGCTAACATCATGGAAGCATTCCCTAGTGTGACGTTCTATGACTACACCAAGATTGCTAACCGTAGGGGCTTGCCTTCTAACTATCATTTAACGTGGTCCTATAGCGGAGCTAGTGAAACCTACGCCAAGCAGCACGCTATCGCTAAGGTTAACGGGTTGAATATTGCGGTAGTGTTTAGACGCAAGGAAAACATCCCGCAAGAATACTTGGGCTTGCCTACCATTGATGGTGACCGTGACGATATGCGATTCCTTGACCCTAAGGGTGTTGTCGTTGCCTTGTATGCCAAGGGCAAGGCTAAGCTAGATCAATCAGGTTTTGTGGTAGGAGTGTAAGCGATGCTAGACGATATCTTAGGGGCTATGGTTTTGTTTGGTGCTGTCGTTGTCATGTCATGGATTGGCCTAGGTTTGGGCTTATAGATTAGGGGTTGACAGGTTTCTATCCTTGTCGGTAATGTATCGGCAAGGACAATGACAAGGCAACACAACACAAGGAAGGTAAGGCGATGCTAGACAATACAATTGAACAAGACTTCTTGACCAAGATCAAACATGAGGCACAGCAAGCAGCCTATGAGGCGGCAACAGATACCCTGTTCAAGTGGTATGGTGGTGATGATCTAGGGGCCTGTGGTTTTGCTTGGGTTAACGTAGTGCCTGAGCATAAGGGCAACACCAAGCAGGGTAAGGAAGAACGTAAGACGCTAAGGGCCTTGGGCCTAGTGCTAGACTGGACGGGAAAAGAATTTCAGTGGTGGAACCCTTGCCGCCTATCGGTACAGAATGTGGATAGCAAGCACGCTGGTGCTGTCGCTTGTGCCAAGGTGCTTAAGTCGTATGGGTTCAATGCCTATGCTGGTTCGCGGTTGGATTAAGAGGGGATAAGACAATGGCATACAAGCATGACGCTAAGGCATATCAGATAGTGCTGATGGCAAGGGAAGTACATGAGCAAGCGACTTGCCTTTATCATGCCACCTGTCGGGGTGAAGATGTGAAGTGGGAGGTGGAGCAACTGAGCTACTACCACCAGAAACTTAGTGCTGCGCTAGATGCGTGGATAGTGGGAGGGAATGACGAATGAACGGCTGGACAGATAAAGAGACGCTGACCTTTGAAGAGTTCAAGGCATCAGTCGTGCGGTATGCTCACGACAACACACCTGCTAACCTACGGGATGTGGGGCAGGATCAAGGGGAGGGGTTGTTGGTCTATGCTGATGAGACTAGCTACATCTACTTTGGGGATGTGGGTTATCGCTTGCACATTGGCAATGAAGAGTGGTTGTCCAATAAGCTAGATCAGTTGGAGCGTATCCTTTACAACCTATGGTATCTGAATGAGGTAGCAGCATGAGAGTTTTAAACCTATATGCAGGGCTTGGTGGCAATCGTAAACTCTGGGAGAGTTGCCAGGTTACGGCTGTAGAATACAGCACTAAGATTGCTTTGACTTATGAACGCCTGTATCCAGAAGATACTGTGGTGATAGGTGATGCTCATCAGTATCTGTTAGACAACTATCAGGACTTTGATTTTATTTGGGCAAGCCCACCATGTCAGAGCCATAGTCGTATGATACGCAGCGGCAAGAACAGAACACCACGCTATCCTGATCTGCGCCTGTATGAGGAAATCCTTTTCTTGAAGCACAACTTCAAAGGGAAGTGGGTGGTTGAGAATGTTGTGCCTTACTATGATCCTTTGATCAAACCATCAGAGAAGGTTGGACGGCATCTGTTCTGGTCTAACTTCCCCTTCACTGTCGCAGACGTAGAGAGGCCCAAAGGTTTTATATCTATGACAAACGTGGCAGGGTCAGAGGCTTTGAAAGACTGGCTTGGTATCTACTATGATGGTAACATCTACTACGAAGACAACCACTGTCCTGCTCAGGTGTTACGCAATGCTGTACATCCTCTGGTTGGTAAGCAGATATTCGATGAAGCAAACAAGATGGGAGTAGAGCAATGACACGTGGACAGATCATGTCAGCTATGGATCACTTCGAAGTGGGTAAGTCTTATACCTTTAAGGGGTGGGAGTTTAAGTTTGATTGGTCGCAGGGGTATGTGGCACACAAGGAGGGGAAGGTGTTGCACGACTTCGATTCCTTCCCTAACCTAGTGCATGACATGACAGCAGAGGGGTGCTTTGAATGAGTGGCGATCAAAAAACTCCGGAACATATATGGATCAACGACACACCCAATGTTGTCTGCGGGTCTTTTGATATCGAACCTTTTGATGGGTCTGTCGAATATATCCGCGCCGACCGCATCGAGCAACTGGAAGCCAAGCTTATCATTGCGGTGGCATACATTCGGCGTCACATTCCAGACAGTGTTTACGAACAAAGACAACAGGCACGCTCTGTACTGGCTGAACTGGAGGGGAAGTGATGCAGATTGAGGATACCTTTGGAACAGAGGCCTACAAACTACGTAGAAAAGATAGTCTTGAGACAAGCGTAGAGGCATCTGAGTCTGTCGATACAACTAAACTAGAAGAACTCGTATACAAAACTATCCTAGGTTTTGGTGGTGATGGTTGTATCGCTGATGACCTTCTAATAAAGTACCCAAACTATCCCTATAGTTCTTTGACTGCTCGCTTCGCAGCCTTAGTGAGGAAAGGTTACATCACTAGGTCTGGGGATAAGCGTAAGGGAAGGTCTGGGAAAGGACAGTCTGTTATGAGGGCTGAATTATTGGAGGAAATGAAATGACTGATACCCGAAAAGATATGCACTTGATAGGACATGGCACGGAGAGGCAGCAGGAGCGCCTTACAAGCAGCATCAGGGGTCACCTTACCTCAGCCATAGCAGAAGCTGATTGGCTATCTGACGAGGCTCTCATGGGCCAGGCGGAGGATGATCTATTCTATCTTGAGGATCAGGTATCGAAGGGGTATCTTCATGGATCATACTAGTATGTATGTGGTAGCTGTAGCCTTGTTCGTTCTGAACATACACCTCATCATTCCTATCGTTATCTTAGCTGTCACTGGCCTAGTGAAATTAGTGCTTGACAGGTAGAGAAACGGCTGTATGCTCAGGCTTGTCCTGCCACCCTCCATATACCTTACTCTAAGGAAAGGCTATCAAGATGTCTGAACTACCACACCAACCATGTCCATACGATGGATGCTACTCAACTGATGCCTTCTCTTACAACACAGAGGGCTATGGTTTCTGTCACTCATGTAGTAGGACATACCCTAGCAGTAAGGATACACTACTACCTTGGGCTAGTGAGAAGTATCCTACTGTCTTCGCTATCAAGAAGGAGATGAAGGTGGCTAACTCCCCTACTACATTGTCTGTCGTTGAGAGTATCCTAACACCAGTGGTACGAGGGTATCGGGATATCAATAAGGATGTGATGCAGTACTACAACTGCTTGACGTACATAGATGCTAACGGGGAACCTGTTAAGCAGGAGTATATCTATCCTCATGGTGGCAAGAAGACACGTACCTTGCCCAAGTCTTTCCGTACTGACCAAGGCTTCAAGACTGATGAACTCTTTGGTATGGACAAGTTCAATGCTGGTTGTGCTAAGGCAGTGACCATCACTGAGGGTGAGCTAGATGCTATGTCTGCTTACCAGATGCTAGGCTCTAAGTATCCTGTCGTATCCCTACCTTCAGCGACACCCTCAGGTAAGCTCTTCGAGAAGTGTAAGGATTGGCTGGATAGCTTCGAGAAGATTTATCTATCCTTCGACAGTGATGGTAAGTCGGATGGTGTCGCACAGAAGTTGGCTAACATCTTCCCCAACAGGGTATACAACGTCCCTCACGACAAGTACAAAGATGCTAACGAGTTCCTTCAGGCTGGTGCAGGTAAGGAATACTCCAACGCATGGTGGAATGCACAGAAGTATATCCCTGAACACATCTTCAATACGACTGAACAGTTCCTCTCCATCATCCACGACGAAGATGATAGCAGCTACCTGTCTACTGGTATCCAAGCACTAGATGATGTGATCCTTGGTCTTATGCGTGGGCACTTCACAGTCTTCCAAGCACCTGAAGGTATCGGTAAGACAGAGTTCATGCGTTACCTAGAGTACAACCTATTGATGAAGCATGAGGATGTACCTATCGCTATCTGCCACATGGAAGAGGTGAAGAAGCGTGGTCTACTAGGCCTGGCCTCCTACCTCTTGGACAAGAACGTAACACGTAAAGACCTGATCACTAACCAGACTGAGGTGGATGAGGCTGTACGTACTATGACTGAGAAAGAGAACCTCTATCAGTTTACCATTGGGGTAGACGAAGACCCTCTTGAGATACTGGAGCGCATCAGGTTCTTGTCGCAAGCCTGTGGCGTACAGTACATCTTCTTCGAACCTATCCAAGACCTAGCCTACTCACGACAAGGTGAGGAAAGTGTTGAGCAGTTCTTGTCGCAGCTATCTACTAAGCTATCACGACTAGCCGCTGAACTTAACGTAGGTATCGTAACCATTGCCCACGAGAATGATGATGGTGCTATACGTGACTGTCGTATGATTGGTAAGCGAGCCTCCGTTGTAATCAAGCTGAAGAGGGACAAGATGACAGACGATGATGATGCACGTAACACCACGGAATTGTTGGTATTAAAGAACAGACCGACAGGCACTACGGGATTTGCTGGACAGTTGTTCTTCAACTCCGATACATTCACACTGTCTGAGAAGTATGCAGGTAACCAATGATCTATGTAGCAATCATCCTCTACACTATGGGCGCATTCCTATACAACATCCACCAGATGACTATCATCCACTTGAGGAACATCAAGGATTACAGTACACTGAACGTCACTATGGATTCAGTCTTCTGGCCTATCCATGTACTAGAGATGATGATCCACGTACTACTTAACCCAGATGGGGACGACGAAGATGACGATGATGAGGGTAAACAATAAGAGGGTAGCCTTAGACATAGAGACAGATGATCTGAATGCTACACGTATCTGGGTCATCTGTACTGAGGACATCGACACAGGAGAGACTGACACCTTCCTTAACGTCAGCCACATAGAGGAGGAGAGGGAGAGGTTCTTGCTATACGTCAGTGGCGTAGACACTCTAGTCTTCCACAATGGCCTAGGCTTTGACGGACCAGTGATCAACCGACTACTGAAGACAGACTGTATCGACATGGAGAAGATCGTAGATACATTGGTCGTTAGTAGGCTAGTAGACTACAGCATCAAGGATGGTCACAGTCTGGACGCATGGGGTAAGAGGCTCAACCTATTCAAGGGATACTTCAAGGACTTCTCAGCACTAACACAGGAGATGATCGACTACTGTAAGCAGGACGTTAAGGTCACGGTGAAACTCTTCAAGAAGTTTGAGAGTATCATCACTGATCCTGAGTGGCAGGTAGCACTACGATGTGAGCATGACATCCAGATCTTATGTGAACAGATGACAGACAACGGCTTCAAGTTTAACCTACCTGCTGCTGAGGATATGCTAGCTGAGATACGCTTATCAATGGACGACCTAGAGGCTGGCTTCCAACAAGACTTCCCACCTAAGCTTGAAGAAGTTAACCGACTGAAGTATAGGATCAAGCCTGATGGTACACTGTATGCTACTGTAGCTAACGCTAAGGAGAAGTACGTCACTAGCTACGTGGTAGGTGACGAGTTGGTCTGCTATGATTGGAAGAAGTTCGAACCTTCATCCCCTCAGCAAAGGATCGACAGACTATGGGAAGCTGGGTGGACCCCAGTAGACAAGACTAAGGGACACATGGAGTGGGAACGTGAGCAAAGGAACAGCAGAGGAAACCAAGCGTGGAGAAAAGTTCGCTAAGTATGGGTGGATGTGCAATGAACTCAACCTCTCCACCCTACCTGAAGATGCACCACAAGGGGCTAAGAACCTAGCTGAGTGGCTAACCCTAGAGGGTAGACGTTCTAGCTTACAGGAATGGATAGGACACGTTAAGGAAGATGGACGTATCCACGGCAGGTTCACTCACATAGGGGCATGGACAGGAAGGATGGCTCACTCCGCACCTAACCAAGCTAACATACCTGCTGCTTTCCACGGCACACCTAAGACAGCAGTAGACATAGTGAAATCTGAATATGATGGACGTATGCGTAGCCTATGGATTGTGGAGCAAGGCAACTACCTAGTAGGCACAGACGCTGAGGGTATCCAGCTACGTGTGCTAGCCCACCTGATGAAGTCTGAGGAGTACATTCACGCTATCGTATCTGGTAAGAAGGAAGATGAGACTGACATCCACAACGTCAACCGCAAGGCGTTAGGTATCTCTCATGTGACACGGGACATGGCTAAGACTTTCATCTATGCCTTCCTCCTTGGTGCTGGTGTGGGTAAGGTAGCCACTGTCCTCAAGGTTAACCAACGTGAAGCAGCGGAAGCTATCGACAACTTCACTAACTCTATTCAAGGTCTAGCTGACCTTAAGAAGAAGATGATACCATACATTGCTAATCGTGGATGGTTCAGAGGATTAGATGGTCGTAAGGTTCCCGTACCATCTGAACATAAGGCATTGGCGGGGATGCTACAGAATGGTGAGGCTGTCGTTATGAAACACTCAGCCATATCCTGGACTAAGGCTGCTACTAAGATGGGTATCAAGTACAAGCTAGTGACTTGGCCTCATGATGAATGGCAGACAGAAGTAGAAGGGACTATGCTAGACGCAGAACTATTAGGTACTATCCAACGTCAATCTATTGTTGACACTGGAAAGAAACTGAGTATACTCTGCCCACTAGCTGGATCAACTGATATCGGCGTAACGTGGGGCGATACCCACTAACAAAGGGAATACAACTATGGCTTTCAAATCTGTAACGACCACTGGACCCATCGAATGGGCACGTATCTTCGAAGATAACCGTGACCTTGAGGGTTACCAAGGTGCTTACAAGGAGTGCGAGGGTGCTTACACTCTCTCTCAGATCCTGAGCAAGGAAGAGTTCCAGAAGTTGCAGCAAGCTGGCACACAGAAGAAGCCAGTACAGAAGCGACTGATGGATGGTGAGCTTGTCATCAAGTACGAGCGTAAGCATAAGGTCACGACCAAGGATGGTACTACTATCCTCAAGGCAGGTGGACCACCCAAGGTGCTTGATGCTGAAGGTAAGCCTTGGACTGCTGATCATGGTGCTATCGGTAATGGTTCAGTGGCTGAGGTTACCAACTTGATCTCTACCTTTAAAGGTATGGATGGTAAGATGTACAGCCGTACTTCTTTGGTTGAGGTTAAGATCATCAACCACGTTGAGTATGTAAAAGCAGACGAAGCGGCTTAACTAGGAGAGTACCATAATGGCTAAGTACACTATCTCAGTAGAGACAATTAACTGGTCGCTGTGGGACCACGGTTATGGTACTCACTTCTCCATCACCTTGTTTGAGGAAGGTCAGCGTGTATGGTCTACCTCAAAGAATGATCAGTTTGGTGGTGTCTTGAGGGACAACTATGGTGATGAGGATATGGACCTCTCTGCGTGGGAGGATTTCATAAAGGGTATGCAGAAAGCCTTGGAGTTAGCAGGGCATGAGGTGTACCTTGAAACAGAGATCGACCAGACTGACCCTGATGATCAATACGTTTACCTAGGTGAGGAGGATGAGTAAGATGACACGATTTATCTTCTACACATGGCTGATGATCTCAGCAACTCTTGCCCTGTACAATCCAGAGGTAGTAGGGCAGTGGCAAGCTAAGAGAGACATTGCCTACGAGGCTATGTATGAAACAGTATGGCAGGAAGATGAGACACCATGATTGATGCTACCTACATCGACCACATGGGTACAGATCTTAGTGTAGCTAATGCAGCACGGGTATCCTTCGGTAAGAAGAGTGAGATGCTTGAGGATGAGCATGGGTTCTGGTACGTCCAATCAAAGGACATCAAGCTAATCAAGTTTCTTGCCAAGCATAAGCACTACTCACCCTTCGGTCACTGCTTCGCATCCTTCCACGTTAAAGCTCCTGTCTTCGTAGCACGACAGCTAGTCAAGCATAAGTTCCTACGTTGGAATGAGATCAGCCGTAGGTATGTGGACAGTGAGCCTGAGTTCTATGTGCCTAAGGTATGGCGTGGTAAGTCTGCTGATAAGAAGCAGGGTTCAGACGGTGTAGCTAACTGGCCTCCAGAAGGGACTGGTTCTTCGTACCTGCTTGAGTATCAATACCCTGCTATCTCTGCAACATATCAAAGGATGATTGAAGCTGGGGTAGCACCTGAACAAGCACGTATGGTACTTCCTCAGTCTATGATGACTGAATGGTACTGGTCTGGTTCTCTTGATGCCTTCGCGGATATGTGCAAGCTACGCTGCAAGGACGACACACAATATGAGACACGTATTGTAGCAGACAAAATAAACGTCATAATGGCTGACCTATTTCCTCACTCATGGTCTGCACTGCTAGACATACCTGTGGTATCTGAAACTAAACAACAGCCAAACCTAGCCGACTACGCAAGCTGGGAATACTGGAATGAAGGAACTGAATGATGATCATCTTAGTCGATGGAGACGTTATCGCGTATAGGGCCTCCTTCGCTAAGGAAGGTGCATCACTGTATGAGGCTAAGGAAAAGACTGATGAGTTGATGGATGACATCATCTTCAACACTACTCAGCGTGAAGAAGAAGTGGAGGTATTCCTAACAGGTAAGGGGAACTTCCGTTACGCCATCAGCCCTAGCTACAAGGCTAACCGAAAGGATACCCCTAAGCCTGAACACCTCAGCGATGTACGTAACTATCTAGTGGATATGTATGGAGCTGTCGTTAGTAAGGGCCAGGAAGCTGATGACCTTATTGCCATACGAGCGACAGAGTTAGCCTACGACTGTACGATTGTATCCACTGACAAGGACTTCAAGCAAATCCCCTGCACCCACTACAACCCCGTTAAGAATGTAACCTTTGTAGTGGAGGGGTTCGAGGCTACCCTATTCTTCTATACTCAAATACTGACAGGGGATAGGGCAGACAACATAGAAGGTATCTATGGTATCGGTCCCGTTAAAGCTGGTAAACTTCTTGATGGTGCAACGACAGAGGGAGAGCTATACGAACGTGTGATTACTGCGTATGAAGGTAATGAAGAACTTGTTACCATGAATGCTAGACTACTCTGGCTTCGACGCAAAGAGGATGACGTATGGCTCCCGCCCAATCAAAGGTAAGACAACGAGCATTGAAGGCAGGGTACAGGTCAGGCTTAGAGGAGACTATCTCTTTACAACTAGCAAGTCTATCTGTACCCGTTCTCTATGAGACGGAGAAGATCAAGTACGAAGTGAATGAGGTAAGAACCTACACGCCAGACTTTAAACTTCCTAACGGTATCATCATTGAATCGAAGGGTAGGTTTGTCGCTGCTGATAGGAAGAAACACCTACTCATCCAGAAGCAACACATTTTCCTTGACATCAGGTTCGTCTTCAGCAACAGTAAGGCTAAGCTTACTAAAGGATCTAAGACTAGCTACGGGGATTGGTGTGCCAAACACGGGTTCCTTTATTCAGATAAGCTAATCCCTGAGGAGTGGATAAAAGAATGCCCCTGATACATCGCGTACTTAACGGACCATTGACAGACGACGAGGAGAACATCCTTTGTCTGTGCCTAGTGGAAGAAGATGGTGACCTCTATGAAGAAGAGTTGATCTTCGATACTATGGAAGATGCTATGGCTTTCTGCGACCACTTCAAGGTATCTATCGAACCGATTGTACTTGAGCAGGGATGGGTAGACCATTGACAAATCGTACAGCTATCGTGTATACTTGCGCTCACGCAGATCCAGGAGCAAGTAACATCCGCTTCGATTGGCTAGGCAGTCTTATCGAAGACATCAAGCCTGACTACGTGGTAGACCTAGGTGATGGGGCTGATATGCGTAGCCTCAATACTTACGACACACGTTACCCACAGGCTATTGTATCTCAGTCCTACCAAGCTGACATCGAAACGTATAACGATGCACAGTCACGTATCTGGGATCGCTTCAAGCTTAAGAAGAAGAAACGTCCTTGGCGTATTGGGTTCGAGGGCAACCATGAACATCGGTTGAAGAAGGCTATCTCTGTAGACCCCCGTCTAGAGGGTGACAAGTATGGTATCTCCTTCTCTCACCTACAGACTGACCATTGGTTTGATGATTACCATGAGTATAAGAACTCAGCCCCTGCCCTAGTTGATTATGATGGTGTCCTCTACGGTCACTATGTAGCTAGCGGCAACTATGGATCAGCACTATCTACTAAGCACCACGGGTACTCTCTCACTGAGAAGCTATCTTGCAGTGCAACTGTAGGCCATAGCCACAAGTTCCACTACTACGTCAAGGCTGACGCTAGACCTAAGGCTCTCCATGCCCTTGTTGCTGGATGCTTTAAGGGTAAGGAAGAATCTTGGGCTGGACAAGCTAATGCCGAATGGACTAAGGGTGTCGCTATCAAACGCTACATCAGTAATGGAACTTACGATCTGTCTTGGGTTAGCTTAGCAGCCCTTGAGAAGGAGTACGGGTAAATGTTTGACTTGGAGAGTAAGATCAGGGAACTGGTCGATAACTATGGACTGATGCTGCTCCTCGAACAGAATGACATCTCTGAAAGGTTTGTCATTAAGTACCTAGTCCTTGAAGGTTTCATTGACGTTGACGACTACTTCAATCTTGACGCAGAGCTAGAAGAATGGAAGAGGGTGGAAGAATGATCAGTACTGAAGACATCGAAGCATTCAAGGATGAGCAGTTCGAAGATGTAATGTCTTTCACTGACTACCAGATCAAGGCACGATCCTTTGCCTTCTACAAAGACAAGCTTACATACCCTGCCCTTGGCTTATGTGGTGAGGCAGGTGAGGTAGCGGAGAAGGTGAAGAAGTTCCTACGTGATGGTACTCTAGATGATCGTGAAGTAGCCAAGGAACTAGGTGATGTACTCTGGTACTTGTCTAACCTAGCTGAAGACCTCGGCTACGACCTGATGGAGATTGCAACGATGAACATCTACAAGCTAGAAGATCGTGCAAAGCGTAACGTACTACGTGGTTCAGGCGACAACCGATAGGAGAAGTAAGATGAATATCAACACACAGTCTAAAGACTACTCTGCTGTCAATGGTGGTCTATCTAAACTAGCTAAGGCTGATGCTGACCGTAAGGGTTACAAGTACACGACCAAGGCTGAGAAGGCTCGTCGTAAAGCTAACCGTAATACGGATGAGAAGAAATGACTGTACTTGGATGGACACTTGTAGACTATCAACTCTATCCTAGCTTTTCACTATCTGTGCAGAACCACCCCAGTGAGGATTACGATTGGACGGATCGTTATGTCTTTATCGGACCCCTTCAAACACTATGGCGTAAACCATGACTGTACAAGATCTGATCGACAAGCTAGAGAAGATCAAGGATAAGGAGAAGATTGTTGTCATCTCCTCTTGGTCTATTTCTGATCCTTTCCGTACTATCCGAGAACTTGAGACAAATATGCTAGTAGACCAACCACACAAACTTAACATCCTCGCGGAGTAATGATGAACAACCACCTACCTACTGACTACCAAGCCTTCATCCACACATCACGCTATGCACGGTGGCTTGATGAGGAGAACCGTCGAGAGACTTGGACTGAGACTGTTGACCGCTACTTAGATAATGTCGTGAATAAAGTCCTCGCAAACATTAACTATGTAGGGGATAAGGCTATTGCTATTGAACAAGCTATACTTAGCCTTAACATCATGCCTTCTATGAGGGCCTTGATGACTGCTGGCCCAGCTATGGAACGTGACAATACCTCTGGGTACAACTGTGCATACCTTGCAGTAGATGATCCTAAGTCCTTCGATGAGGCTATGTTCATCCTTCTATGTGGTACAGGTGTTGGCTTCTCAGTTGAACGTCAGTACGTCTCTAAGCTTCCTGAAGTACCTGAGACACTGTTCCCCTCTGAGGATGTGATCGTAGTACACGACAGCAAAGAAGGCTGGGCTAAGGCTCTGCGTAAGGTCATTGCTATGCTGTATGCGGGTGAGGTTCCTCAGTGGGATGTCTCTAAGGTACGTCCTGCGGGTGCTAAGCTTAAGACCTTTGGTGGTCGTGCATCTGGTCCTGGCCCACTGGTCGAACTGTTCAACTTCACCATCAATACGTTCAAGGCAGCAGCAGGGCGTAAGCTGTCCTCTATCGAATGCCATGACTTGATGTGTAAGATTGGTGAGGTAGTGGTAGTCGGTGGTGTACGTCGATCAGCTATGATCTCTCTGTCCAACCTGAGTGATGACCGTATGCGTCACGCTAAGTCAGGTCAGTGGTGGGAGAAGAATGCTCAACGTGCTTTGGCTAACAACTCAGTTGCGTATACTGAGAAGCCAGACATGGAAACCTTCATGCGTGAGTGGTTGTCGCTAGTCGAGAGCAAGAGTGGTGAACGTGGTATCTTCTCCCGTCCTGCCTCTAAGAAACAAGCAGCTAAGAATGGACGACGAGATGCTAACCATGATTTTGGAACTAACCCGTGCAGTGAAATCATTCTTCGCCCATACCAATTCTGCAACCTCACAGAGGTCGTTGTCCGAGCAACGGATACACTTGCGGACTTGGAAGAGAAAGTAAGGCTGGCTACCATCCTTGGTACTATTCAATCTACCTTCACCAACTTCCCCTACTTGCGTAAGATCTGGCAGAAGAACACAGAAGAAGAACGTCTGCTTGGTGTGTCACTCACTGGTATCATGGACAACAAGTTGATGTCAGGTGATACTGGTCTTGCAGAAACCTTGGAGCGTTTGAAGAATGTCGCTATTGCAACCAATGCTAAGTGGGCTGCTACTCTTGGCATCCCTGCTTCTACTGCTATCACTTGTGTCAAACCATCGGGGACGGTTAGTCAACTGGTTGATAGTGCTTCAGGTATTCATGCTCGTCACTCTGCTTACTACATTCGCACTGTACGGGGTGACAATAAAGACCCTCTGACCCAGTTCATGAAGGACCAAGGTATCCCAAGTGAACCTGATGTGATGAAGCCTGATGCCACTACTGTGTTCTCCTTCCCACAGAAGTCACCTGAAGGTGCTATCACTCGCAACGACATGACTGCTATTGAGCAGCTTAAGTTGTGGATGACATACCAACGTCATTGGTGTGAGCATAAGCCTTCTGTTACCATCACTGTTAAGGATGATGAGTGGATGGAGGTTGGTTCTTGGGTCTATAAGAACTTCGATGAAGTATCAGGTGTGTCATTCTTGCCACACTCAGACCATACGTACCAGCAAGCACCTTACCAAGACTGCTCTGAACGTGAGTACCTTGAAGCACTTGCTCTAATGCCTGAACGTATTGATTGGGCACGACTGAGTGAGTACGAGACTGAGGATACTTCCAAAGGTACAAGTACGTTTGCCTGTGCTGGTGGAAGCTGTGAAATCGTAGACCTTAACTGAGGGTAGCTAATGTTTTACATCCTAACCAAAGAGAACTGCCAGTGGTGCGACAAGGCTAAGTTCCTTTTAGAAAAGAAGGGTGTCCCTTACGGGGCATTCAACTACCGTACACATCCACTCTTCCCCTTCCTACTTAAGAGTGCTAAACTAAATACAGTACCTCAGATCTGGGCAGATACACCTGATGGTAAGGTACATATCGGTGGTTACCAAGAACTAGAAGACTACTTTGTCTACCAAGAGAATGAATTGGAAAAGAAGTAATGATTGAATCCCCTAAGTCTAAGCGGGCAACTAGGTACAAGAATGCAGAAGGGGAGGCAGCAACAAAGACTGTCCCCTTAAAGGCACTGAACGACAAACAGAAGGACTATATCAAAGCCCTTACTGCTTACGATCAGGTCATTGTGTGTGGCTTCTCAGGTACAGGTAAGACTTACATCGCGGCTACCTATGCAGCCAATATGTACGCCAGTAAGGAGATTGGTAAGATCATTCTTACCCGACCTAACATCTCCGTAGGCAAAGACTTAGGCTTCTTTCCAGGAACACTAGAGGAGAAGTTCGCTCCTTGGGCTGCACCAGTACTTGATGTTCTTAATGAGCAGCTAGGTAAGGGTGTCGTTGAGACAGGCATCAAGAATGGCAACATTGAGATGGCTCCCCTGTCTACCATGCGTGGTCGTTCCTTTAAGGATTCATTCATCATCCTTGACGAGGCACAGAACACTACTGTAGCAGAGATCAAGATGTTCTTGACCCGTATCGGTAGAGACTGTAAGGTAGTTATCAATGGTGACATCAAGCAGTCAGACATCTCAGGTCAGTCAGGTCTAGCTAAGATCATCCATCTGGCTAAGAAGCATGGTATGCCTGTGCCTGTCATTGAGTTTGGAGTAGATGACATTGTACGTAGTGACATCTGTAAACAGTGGATCATAGCATTCGAAGGTGAGGGACTATAACTATGGCTAAGTGGGTAATTCGAGATCGTTGTGAACACTGCAACAATTTCGTAGATGATGATGGCTACTGCACTGAGTGTCAGTTTGGGACAGAAGACTACGACGAAGATGAGGAAGAAGACAGTGCTATGTCTAAGCAAGTGGGTGGTACTCACTACAAGGACATGGCTATCCAACCTGTAGAGTTCATCATTGCTAACGGACTAGGGTTCTGTGAAGGCAACATCATCAAGTATACCTGTAGGTACAAACAGAAAAACGGCGTAGAAGATTTACGTAAAGTAATCCACTACGCCGAGATGTTGATTGCAAGTCTAGAGAACTAAAAGAAGGGGAGCAGAAATGCTCCTCTTTACTTTTTACCTTTAAGGTAATTAGCCTTAGCCCCAGTAGTAGCCTTAGGCATAGGTTTAGCTGTAGCAGAAGGACGTACAGCACCGAGAGGTCCGAAGCGACCAAGGATGAATGGTTTAGCTTTAGCCTTAGGCATACCAGCAGGTTTGGCCTCAGGACGTACAGCATTGGTAGGAGCCTTGGGCATACCAGAGGGCTTACCAGCAGGACGTACAGCGTTGGTAGCAGGTTTAGATTTAGCCTTAGCTTTAGCCGCTGGCTTAGCCTCAGCCTTAGGCGCTTTCATAGCATCCTTCTCAGCCTTAGTGAAGAAGTGACGAGTCTTATTAGTCCCACCTTTAGGTTGGTTCTTCATAATAACCCATTCGAAGTCTACGCCTTCTTTGTACTTGTCGTCTTGTGCCATTATTTCTTTCCCTTTTTCTTAGCTACACCAGCCGAGCTTAGGGCAATAGCGATAGCTTGTTTACGGTTCTTAACTACTTTAGCCTTCTTAGGGCCTTTGGGATTGATACCCCCATGCAGAGTACCACCTTTGAACTCGTGCATTACCTTAGCAATCTTAGCCGACTGCTTCTTAGTTTGCTTAGCCATGACCTTATCCTTAGTCAGTTGTTGTGTGTTGTTAGTAGTCATTACCATTTGACTTTATCCGCCCAGTAAGCAGCACTCATCTTACCCTTAGAGATGTTCTTGGCATGACGAGCCTTGAAGGCTTCGTTACGAGCAGACCCTTCAGGACTACCCTTAACTCCTTGCTGACCAAAGCGGATAGTCTTAACTTGACTACCCTTCTTAGCGACAACTACGTGTGACTTGGTAGGGTGGTTAGGAGTAGCCTTAGGTTTATTGTACCCAGCTACACCTATCTTCTCAAGACGAGGATCTTTAGCCATTACTTAGCCCCAACCATATCTTGGGTTACAGCCTTCACCTCGCCATTGATAACGACAAGGCTACCCAGACGTAGCTCTTGGTTGTTATAGGCTTGGATCAGTTCATCCTGAGTAGCGAATACACGCACATCATTCGGGTTAGCCGACAGCATCTTGATCGTATCCAAGACTGTCTGGTCTACTGGAGTATTCGATGCAGTCTTAGCTTCACCCTGTGGAGTAGGTTGCTGTGCCATTGCATCAGCAGGAATGTTCGCTAGAATATCAGCCTGTACCTGCTCAGTAGGGATAGGGGCAGGGGTAGCGGCATTAAGACTTGCTGCTGTAGCTGCCCTTCCAGCCTCTGTAGGGAGCAACTGTGCCCCTGGTTGTAGCATCTTCTCAGCTTCAGCGGTATACGGGGTAGTCATAGCTCCACCACCAGTGCCTGAGATAACCCGTGCAATGGTTTCCCCACGAGTAACTGTACCGTCACCATTGGTGTCTAGGTTCTTGTTCTTGTCGTAGGAGTCAGAACCCTTTTCGTACATGACATAGGCTTCATCCTTACCGATAGCTGCGGGCCAGTGTACTGCCATGTATACGTCACCGAAGTTCTTGATACGACCCTTGTAAGGTGCTAGATACTTACCAACATACTCCATCTGCTCAGCAGCAGTCATACCAGCCAATGCTTCAGTTGTCGTTCCAAGACCCTTAGCGGTAGACTCCAAGAACTGGATTAGGCCAGTAGCTGTAGAACCAGGATTCTTGACAGCAGGGCTAAACGACTTACCAGTTTCAAACTCAATGACACGTAGGAGGTCGTTAGGGTTGATACCAATATCAGCAGACACTGACTTCACTTTACCCATGAAGTTGATGTCTTGGAGTACAGCATCAGGAGCCTTGTAACCATTCTCACTGGAAGTAGCAGCAGTTGTAGTACCGTCTGTGATACCAAGTTCAGCGTAGATGATCTTCTTAGTTGTTTCACCAACGACACCAAGATTATTAAGAACCTGTAGCTTGTAGTTCAGGTCATCAATCTTAGCCTTGTTAGCGGTAGTGAACTCATTAAGACGGTTAGTCGCCATAGCATCCTGAGCTTCTTTAGTCTGAGCAAGACCAATAGCACGGGGACCAGGAACAAACTTAGTCTCAGCAGATTTGGTTGTAATGGACAGTTGACCATTCTTACCAACAGTGAAGTTGAAGTTCTCCAGATCACCGACTGCTGCATCACGTAAGTTACCTAGGTCCAGCATAACGTCAGTGGACAGGAACTGTGAAGTCTTCGAGACAAACTCAGGATCATCCTTAGCAGCTTTGATGATAGCAGCACTAGGTACTTCGAAGTTTTGCTTCCATGCCTGAGCATTCCAACGAATAGGTCCATCAACCTTCTGGACTTCTTCGTGAGATGTAATAGCACCAATAATAGCTGTCTTGATCTCACTATCTTTCTGGTCTTGAGTTACTTCTTCATACGATCTAGCGACAGTGGACTGTCCAGACATAGTAGCGACCAACTCAGTGAAGGCAAACCGAGCATCAATAAGATCTTTCTTAGAAGATTCCTTCAACGCTCTGTTAGCTTCTTCTAAGCGACCAGCTAGGAGTTCTTCAGTAAACTTAGCGGCTGGACCAGACAAGCCAGCCATAAGCTGTGCAGACAAGGCAGGGTCAGCAGCAGACAGGGTAGCGATAGTCGTAAGGTACTGAACAGGTACACCCGCAGAAGCCATGTCTAGGTAAGCTTGACTAGTAAGACGTTTCTGGATCTCAGCAGGATCTACATTCTTAGCTGACAAAGTAGTAGCTGTGTCAAACTGATTGAACACACCTTTCTCCCAACCATCAGGAGCCTGACCAAGTTCATTCTCAGGGATACCAGTACGCATAGCAATATCTTTACGATACTTACTAGACAAAGCACCACGGGCAATGTTAGCTACTTCTTCAAAGTTGCTTTGGTTAATGATAGTGCCACGAAGTTCAGGGATCAGGGCAGACACACCTAGTTCGTCTAGGTTAATGGAAGCAGTAGGATCTGCTGCAATAGCTAGACCAACTTCTGTAAGGCCACGAGAGAACGTATTAGCTTCTGTTTGAGCATAGCTAAGATTGTTGTTCCAAGCTTTGTCGCTAAGAATTATGTAGTTCTGAGTAGCCTCACCTTCACGCTTTATCATAGAATTCTCTGCTGAAGCAGTCATCCATTTAGCTTTAGCTTCTGCAATGAGGGTTGCTTGTTCTTCAGAGGTAGCTGCACTTTGAGCAGCAGCAAAGGCATAGACAGCTTCAGGAGATGTCTGCCAAGCTTTATCAATCTCAATCTGTACCTTAGTCTGAGCATCGTATGCTTCTACTTCTGGGTTAAGGCTTGTCTTAGCGGCCTCCATAACTTTGCTCTCCCACTCAGGATACATCCTACCAAATTGGCGTAGATCAGAGAAGCTAGCAGTAGCGGGAGTAACATTAGGATTATTAGATACCTGACGGAACTCATCCCAACGCTGACCAAAGACTTCATCTTGGGTAGGGGCACGACCAGGTGCAGGTTCCCCAGCACTCATAAAGAGTTTGGAAAGGCTAGCCAGACCAGTAGCAGCAGGAGCTTCACCCTGACCTTGAGGAATAATAGGATCAATAGGGTTGATGTTGGCAGTGATAGGATCAAAAATAGCCATGTGCAGTTACCTTTATTATTCTGTAGCGTTTGAACTAAAGCCAGACTCAGCCTTGAGTGCCTGAACCATAAGTTCGTCAGTGATTGGGAAACCCTTAGGAGTGAACACAAGCTTGTCTACTCGCTGACGTTCTATCGGTGTCATGGAACTATACTTCATAGCTATAATTCTAGCATACTTCTTAGCTTCTTCATAGTCCCCTCGACGGAAGGCTTCTGCCCACAGGTTTGTTGCAGTAGTGATACCTTTAGCCGACAACTTATCAAACTCTTTGTCGTAGCCCTTGAAGGTATTAAACTTCCAAGCATCTTCTTGTGCTTCTAGTGGTACACCAAGAGCAGTGAAGATAGCCTCAGTGTTGTTGTCGATCTTGTCTAGGTAAGCATTGTCACGGGTAGTTACTTCGCCATACTTGAAGGCAGTGTATGCGTTGTAAGCCATGTTCCCTGTGGAGAACACACGAGCAAAGTCAATCAAGTCATCCTTGAAAGGTTCTTTAACTTCTGCACCTGAGAAGGAAGCAACAAGGGTCTTTACCGCAGAGAATGCAGTCTTACCACCTTGCCAACCAACCTCTAACGACACACCACCCATGAACTCAATGACATTCTTCTCAGCTACGTCTTGCATGATCATAAAGATACCATCACTGTTGCTCAGACGAGTAGACAGAGATGTTTCAGTACCAGTAAGTTCTGTAAGGAGTGTATCAATGAAGCCCTTACGGATAAGACGATAGAGTTTAGGGTCTAGTTCCTGACCGTAGTAATGACGGTAGATGTCCATAGCCGTACCGACAGCACCCCATGCAGATGCACCGAACATAGCTGTATGTACGATAGCCAGACGAGTACGTTCAGCATTGGTTAGAACTTTACGACCCTTGCCACCAAAGGTTCCTGAGAACATAGCTTCGTTAACACGGAACATATAGGACATGAACTGAGTGAAGGGTAGTTTATCGACTGGTGTACGTGATGCACCTGTCATACCCTGTGTTAGGGTATCTTGACGGTTCATAATCCAACGACGACCTTGCTGGCTGTTAGCAGCTACACCTGGAAACTTCTTCAAGAACTCCATGTAGGACGTAGCGTAGGAAGCAATGCGAGGGATAAGTTCACCTTCGTTGAAGATGACACGACCAGCACTACGAGCAGCACCAATGCCTTCACCAACTGTACCTAGCACACGAGATGCTTGTGCAGCATCAGACCCAAACTCAGCTAGGCTTTCACCAACAGTGCCACGACCACTGTTCTTGAACATGGTTACCATATCTAGAAACTGGTCACCTGTCAGACCTGAGATAGGCTGAAGTAGGTCACCTGTACTCTTGATGACAGCAGCATCACCATTAGCAATAGCGAAACGGATAGGTCCGTAGAGTGCTGTACCACGTACACCGTCCAAGCCAGCAACAGCCATGATGTTCAGGGCCTGAGAACCCTGTACCCAATACTGTGCTGGATTAAACATACCAAGCTTAGCGTCGAAGGCAAAGCCACGTAGAGCTACAAGGGGGTTCTTGGAGCTAATGTCAGCAGCAAAGTCAGCACCGATAAGGTTCTTGCTGTACAAGAAGTCAGAAGCATTCTTCATTGCTGACAACCAAACCTGATCACCAATGTTCTTCTGCTCCATACGGAAGATAACTTTCTTCTGCTCAAGAAGAAGCTTACGACCAATGCTGGTTGTGTCGCTGATGGACGCTTGCAGAAGCTTCTGCTTTAACGACAGACCCTTGAGGTCAGCTACGTTAGCCAAGACGTTATGCTCAATAGCTGCCTTCAGAAGACCATTGATAGAGGCAGACATATAGGCACGTTCACTGTTGATAGCTACTCCACGGCTAAGAGACTGTTCGATAGACATCTTAGATCCATAGGTACGGTTAGTAACACCACCGTAGCCAATGAGGAGTTTGTCCCTACGTGTCCGTGGGTTTGTGATAGTCATGTCGATAGCTTCGCTATACTTACGACCAGCTACACCACCAACAGCAGTTGAGTCGATGATAGCTTCACCATCTTTAACGAAGTCAAACTGCTTACGTAGATCTACCCCAGATTCATCAGCCCACTTAACAAACTCATCTGCATTGTAAGCGTCAGGGAACCACTTGTTATTGTCAGCAATGGTAGCGTTAAGCTGAGGATCATTTACAAGGGCACGTACAGCTAGACGATGTTCTTCTGCATTCTTGAACTTACCGACAATCTTCTGGTTGATTACATCAATAATGTTGTTGATCTGTGTCTTAGCCGCAATAGCCTGAGCTTCTGTACGTACACCCATAACAGTAAGGGGCGACACAGTTACCTCACTACCATCAGCAAACTGCTTAACACGGTTTTGCTTAACGTAGAACTGAATGTCAAACTTACGGTAGTCACGAGGACCACCAGCATTACGAGCCATAACATCAGAGTGATAGAGACGACGAGTCTTGATACTGTTATCAGTCATGTGCATTACATCACCAGGAAAGTTCTGGTGAAGTGGGTCGTAGTTCTGGAAGACACGAGTACCAGCGGGTAGGTCTTTAGCTTCAACCAGCTTACCCGTAGCAGTATCCCATACCTTAGTAGTGCCTGTCATGTTGTCAGACACCTTAGGCACAATACGGTAGCCTGTAGCACTATCTACAACGACACCATCTTTGACCTGAAGCTTGAAGGTAACGTCAGCCTTGAACATAGCATCAACGTCAAGAGCCTCTTGGTACTTCAAGTACATGGCTACTTGGCTCTCCGAAGGAGGCTTACCATACTTTGTCGCAAACTCTGTTACGAACTCATTGGGGCTAAGGGCCTTACGACGAGCAGCAAGGGAGCCATCACGCATCTCATCAAACATACCAAAGACTTGGTTCTGTTGACCACGAGAGTTCAACCTACGTACTTCTTTCAAGGGAGCTTGCATACTTACACGCCAAGTCTCACGAGCAGCTTCACCTTCCTTAAGGATAGCATTAAGACGAGGAGTTGTCTGAGCAAGAGGAGAGCCTAGATACTGTACAAGTAGACCTTCCCCAAGATCATCAGGGTTAGTCGAAGTGAATAGGTGCATATCGCTAAGAGTAAGATCACCTAGGTCAGCAGGGACATTGTTGCTTACACGTACTTTCCAAGTGTTAGCAATGTCACCAGACACCACTTCACCACCCATCTGATCAGCTAGGTTCTGTGCAGCACGACGACCATTGTTACCGTTGAACAACCCACCACTTTGAGTACCGTAGAACTGGTGCAAGAATAGGTTCTCAGTTTCATCCTTCAGAAGATCAGCATCTAGGTAACGTGTGTTACCACTATCGACAGCATCTTTCCTTACTGAATCAGTAAGTTTAGTTTTGAAGGTATTGAAGGTAGCGTCATCAATAGCTTCACCTGAGATCTTACTAGCCTGAAGTGCTGAACGGAATACTTGGCTACTCTCTTCAAAGACACGAGCAGCAGCATGGCTTGTCTCACTCCAGAAGGCTGGACGCATGAGAGTAGACGTAGCAATAGAAGGTGTTACGTGGTTACCAAGGACAAGACCAGCCCGGAGAGGGTCATCAATGATAGAGGCTTCGCTGATGATCTTACGTACCAGATCTACGTTGTTAGTCTTGAAACCAATCAAGCTTGCGATGTCAGTGGTGATACCATGAGCGACACCCAAAGCACCACGACCAAGTACGCCTGAGGTCAGGGCTGTCGTAGACACTGCTGCACGAGCAGCCTTAAAGGTTTGTACAGGTTTAAGTACAGGACCAGCCACTGTGCTGACAGTATCAATAGCTCCAAAGATCTTATCCATCTGAGCAATGTTGCTCTCAGAACCAGCACCAGCAATAGAGAGGAAGTTGTTCAGGTAGAACCTGTTGGTATCAGTGAACCAACCAGTGTCTGACATCTCCGTCATCATGTCGTTAAGCTGTGTCTCAAAGTCTGCATCGCTAAGGCTAGAGTACATCAACTCAGCATAGCGGTCAGCATACTCACGGTTCTTCTGAGAGATGAGGATACCCTTAGGGGAAGACAGTAGTGTATCTACGAAGTCACCACTACCTGCCCAGAAACCATCAGATGCTTCACCTACTCGCTTCTGCACAATGTCGCTAGCAGCAATAAGACGCTTAACCCTACGGACAGAGTAGTCACGTAGAACAGGGTCTTGTGAGCTAAGCATAGCAATGACAGCAGGGGAAGCAAAGCGTTTGATGTAGTCGATACCCTGAAGCTCTTCCTGTAGTGCAGTGATCTCAGATTGAGTATCTTCTACAGGATTAGCGATAGAGATGTTAACTGCATCTTGCTTGTTAGATTCAATCTTAGCATTAGCAGTCTGGTCTAGAGCAGCAGTAGCACCAGTTTCTACCATAGGCTGGAGAGTATCAGGTTCTACGTTGAATAAGGAGCCGAAGAGGTACTTCTCTGCTCTTTGCTGTGCAGGAGATTTACGGATAGTTAGATCAGGAGTAGGCCCAAACTCAGGCGTAGTTACCTTAGCTGGTTCTTTCGGTCCAAATTCTGTAGGTTCCATGCTTACAAGCCCAACATATTTCTAAATTTATCTGGTCCGCCTAGGAACTGGAAAGCTGTCCCAGCCGTACTTGCCATAGAACTATACCGAGCAGCATCAGCATTAGCAGCATTGGCTGCGATACCCATGTTAACGATGTTGCTTGACAAGCCTGACATCTGTGAGCCGAAGCCTAGTGCTGAACCTGTCTGAGAAGCAAGAGAACTCATACCACCATAAGCCAAGGAAGTACTACCTACACCAAACCCTTGTGCGCTAGAGACACCTTGTGCCCTACGGATTTGTGACTCACGAATAGCTTGACGCTGTTGACGCTGATAAGACAGGTCTTGTTGCTTCTGTTGTTCCCTAGCAATATCTGCTTGTATGTCCGCAGACCTACCCGCAGCCTTAGCAGCCTTAGACGTATTAACTACACTAGCTACACCAGCTACTGCTGTTATCACACCAAGTAATGGTCCCATTTTTAATCTCCGTACCTACAGACAACTAAGTTTTCGTATTGGCCTACATACTTAAAGTTAAGTCCAGTAAGCAGTCTTTGAATTTTAAGGTTAGTTTTTGGGACAGCAGCCCAAATGTATTCATGGCCCATTGTACTTACAAACTCGTACCAATCTTCAAGTTGGTACTTCATAGCGATGAATACTTCTTTAGTGAACTTGTCTATTTCTCGTATGTGGAAGATTACGAAGTCTTTGTTGTATTCAACTCTAAGTACGTAGCCATCACCTTTAACAAGAAAGTCTTTAGAAGCGTTGGTTCTTAGCATCAATTACACCGTAACCAAGTAGGATGAAGTCTTTGCCTTGTTCACTTTCAAAGCGTAGACGGGCTGACCTACCCTTACCACGTAGCTTAAGCTTTGTCGAGATAACAGTTGTAGGATACACCCAAGAGTTAAGGTCACCTACGATAGGCATAGTCTTGAAGCGGTATGCTTGCTGTGCATCAGACGAAGGAGTGGTCTTGAAGTCCCAGTATGACGACACAAACAACGACGAAGGATGAATGGGGTTATACCCAGTAGACTCGTTACCTGTCCAACCTTCTTCAGTAGTTCTCATGTACGTAATGATGTACGGAGATGTCTTCTGGGTAAACAGGTCACCCTTGAAGTCATAACCAGCTTCTGCGAAGGACGAGTAGTTTGTAGTTCCCCAATCAAGGTAGTCACTGCCACCAAAGGAACCCATAGTCAACTTACCCGTAGCACCATCCCGAATGATAAGGACGATAGCTGGGTCACCTGTGCTGTAGTCTGTGTACTGTGTACTAACGACATCATCGCCATTAGAGAACACATCATCTGTACCTGAGAACACATCAAGAACAAGCTGATCAGAACCAAAGCCAGTGTAGAAGTCAAAGCCTACTACGTAGTCAGTGCTTGTCGCTTCATCAGAGATCTTCCAAGGGTAGAAGGCTTGGAGTACTGTATCAAGGATGAGGAAGTTATTGTACTTGTTAGTCTTAGGTTCATCAGTATTCGGATAAGCCCAATAAACTTTCTTGTTGATCCTGTCGTAGAGAGCATTAACCCCAAGCTTAGCTGTTTGACTAATGCTATCCCAGAAGCTTTGGATTACAGAGATACCAATGTTCTGTTCTTGTGGCTCACCAGTGGTTGGGTCAAAGGTCATAGCATGAACACCATACTTGGACCACCAAAAGGGAATGCCCTCTGCTTCAACAAAGGATTCAGCAGTAAGGATACCTACGCTAGTGATAAGGCGGATAGAGTACTCAGTTGCACGGAATACGTTATCGACACCATTAATCGACCACACACCATTGTCAGCAAAGATATAGAGGTTAGATCCAAAG